GACCAGGTAGATGTCGCGCGAGTCGAACCAATAGCACCGCTTGGCCTTGCCGAGCGCGACGAGCGTCGGGTCGTATTCGAAGTCGGTGCCCATATATGAGATGGTACCAACGCTGATATCCTTGCCGCTCGCATAGCCTTGCATGCTGTAGTTGCCGTTCGCGCGCAGCTCGGTTTCCAGCGCAGTGAGCCAGCTGGATCCGCAGAACGCGGTGTTCGGCTTGCCGCCGTAGCGCGTGAGCTGGCGGTACTCGTTCTGCAGCAGGGTGATCAGCGCGCCGCCATTGGTGGTGGCAGACGTGATCGGACCGCCACCCCAGGCCGCGAGTGCCGGCGTACCGCCGACTGCCGTGCCCATCGCCGCAGTGTAAGCGCGGTTACGCCACCACGTCCGCGTCGCGCGGTCGATGCCGGCGACCACGCCGGTGCCCGGCGCGTCGGTGATCAGCGCGGCCATGCCGGCGAGCGCCTTCGGATCGGCCGTGCCGTTGGTCCACAAGAGGTTATTCATGCCTCTCGCGTACTGCTCGGACACATCCTGCAGCGCGTCTTCCAACAGACCGACCAGGACGGTGTCGTCGCGACCGGAATGCTCAGACGTCTCCGCACCGCTGTCTGAATCCGTCACCGTGATGCCATCGGACTTCAGCTCGGAGTGGGTGAGCATGATACCGATGTGGTGTTCCTTCCAGGGGAAGATCGCCTGGGTCAGGTTCGCCGGCGTGTAGTAGGTAACCGTATCCGACAGCTCGTAGCCAACGACTTGGTCGGCCGTGCCCGGCGCCGCGGTGTTACCGAAGTCGCCTTTGACCGAGATGATGATGTTGCCTTTGCCGCCTGGAAATGTCTTTTTCTTACTCTCCATCGCGGCGAGTAGTGGCTTCTCCTGAATGGCCTCCTGAAAGGCCGTCCCCTTATTCATCCACCAATCCAACGCGGCGGTGGTGATGTGGTTGAGCAGCGGCGCCGTGTAAGTAGGCATTAAGTGCTCCTAATCAGTTAGGAGCGCGCGGCCTCGCGAGTCATTCGCACTACGTCCAGTAGGCTACTCGGCTCTGGCGACACGCTCGGTGTGCGTCCAGTGCTGCTCGGATTCCGATAGGTGGGGAGTCGCTGAGGCGTCAAGCTCTTGTAGTGCGCTTTCACTCGCCGCAAGGATTCATTGGCGATCTGGAGCGCGTGCTCGGTCGACCTCGGCGCACCCTGCTCGCGCAGGACAGCCCACATCGTATCGTTCACAGCGGCTTGTTTCTTCGAATAGCTGGGATCGGTACGCAGAAGATTGGTTTCCCAAGCGTTGACGGTATCGCGCACGGCATTGGCCAGATGCTGCTTCTGCTGCTGTTCGAGGGACTGCTGATGCGACTGCTGGTTCTGCTGGAGCATCTGCTGCTGGCGAGCAGCGTTCGATTGCGCCATCGCGCGGTCCATGCGCTCTCGCGAGTACATCTGCGCGGCCTGCGTCGTCATCTGTCCCTGCTGGACCTGCTGTTGCAGGTCCGGCGGCAGCTCCACGCCGAGGTATTCCTCGCACAATCGTACGTAGGGTTTGACGCCTTCGTAGAATGTCTTGAAATCACCGCGACGCATCGCCGCCATCAGCTCAAGACCCATCAGGAAATCATCTTTCCCGATGTCTGCGTTGCGCAGATAGGTGGTGACCTGATCAGCAGCCTGCGCGGATGGCTCAAGCGTCTTCAGCCGCTGCACTTCGCCGTTTAGGGCTTCGCGCTGCTTGGAGAGTTTCTTGATCCGCTTCTGCGCAGTTTTAGAATAGCGAGCTATCTCATCCGCCGTCGCCTCGTCGGGCAACTCGGCTTCATCTTCTGGTTTATCTTTCGCAGCTTGGGCGGGCGAAGCCCTCTCGTCCCGGTCCGCCATCTTCTCGGCGTTCTCGCGCAGTTCGGGAACTGCTTTCTGAACGGCCTCTAAGAGACTTTCCTTGGACTCGCCTTCCGCGCCCTCCTGGACGCGGTCTTCTGCGGGTGGCGGGGCCGCGTGCTCGCCTGGAGTGACGGTTTCGGCCTCGCGTGGAGGCGTCTGGTCGTCAGCTGCCATAACAAATCCCCTGGGGCACCAACCGGCCCCCGTTAACGCGAACAATTACGCGTAAACCACCATGACGTCTAGTCAGGGTGGACCCGGCATCTTGACCTGCGACGGCATCGGATGCGGCCGCGCTGGCGGAGCGCCGGATAACGCTCCTGCGGCGTCCGGCGGACCGCCGGCCATTGGAACATGCGGCGACGGGCCGTTGGTCGCGCCTTCCGGCCCCATGCTGGCGCCGGCGCCGGCGCCGGCACCCGGCATGGTCGGCGCAGGCGGGCCGGACGCGCCAGTAGCCGCGCCATTCATGGCGACGATCGACGGCAGCGCGGACTTGAACGCCTGCGTGAGGTCGAGGCGATCGTCCAATCTGCGCAGTACGTCCTTCGCCAGGAACTCGGGATCGATGCCGGGCAGCTGGATCAGCAGCGGATAGAGCCGCTGCGCGTTGGCGATGTCTTGCTGCTGGTTCGGCCGCCCCATCGACCCGGCTTCGATCTCCAGCAGGATCTCGTTGGCGATGTCCTGATTGGACACGTCTTCGGGCCACACCGCGCCCTGGCCGACGACGCGCTTGACCTCGTCCTGGCTCATCTCGCGCAGCAGGATCTGGCCGCCATTGCGCGCAAGCTGGGTCAAGAGATCGTTCAGATCGTCGATGTTGGAACCCATGCTGGTCTGGCGCGAGCCTTCAGCGATCTGTGCCTGGGTCGCGGTGGTGTTGGAAGTCCCGCCGAGGTTTGCCTCCTGGATGCCGGTCGTGCGCAGGATGTCCTCGTAGACCGGATTGACCTCGTACAGGTTCGGATCGATGCCGGGGCCCGCATAAGACTGCAGGAACTGCTTGATCTCCTGACCCGGCTGCAAGCCGTTGAATTCGATGACCGCGTTGGCGTCGCGGTTGGTCAGCTTGTCCATGTCCTCTTCGTCGACTGATCCGCTGACGACAGCGGTGAACGGTCGACCGGCGATGCGCTGCTCCTTCAGCCCTTCACGGCAGCGATTGTATTCGAGTTGCATATCCCTCATCAATCTCACATCGCTCGGCGGATACAGCTCGCGCTCGTCTTCGCAGGCGTTGAACACCAGCGAGTACCAAGGATAGAACCGCTCGTTGTAGATCTCAGGGCTCGCGGGCTCGCGCAGGAACTCGCGGTAACCATCGCAGACCACGTAGACCAAGCCGTCCTTGCGACTATAGATCTCCCATACCAGTGCACTCTTCTGGCTGCGATCGTCTGGAGAAGAGCTGGAGCCATAACCCGCGCCGCTCCAATCGCGGATCAGCGAGTTGAGATCCGAATCGTTGCCCGAGCCCGACGTCGCAGAGTACTCGGTGTGATGATTACGCACGTCCACGCCGTAGATCTCTTCGATCTCGTCGCACGACAGCACGTATTCCTCGCATACCCAATCGGCCGCGACCCAGTTGCGTAGGTCAATGCATTTGATGTCAGGGATAATGCGCGTGCTCAATGGGTAGTCGAAGGTCAGGCCTTGGCGCACGACTGCGCCGGATTGCTGCGACAGATCCGCCAGCATCAGCCGGATCTGCTCGGCTTCCTTGTCGTTGTCGTCGGTGATGTCATCGGCAGCGTCAGCGGCCAGGCGCTCCAGGGTCGCGAGCTTCTCGTTCATGTCCGCGATCCCTTTCTCAAGATCCGGACGCTTCTCCATCACACGTTCATAACCGAGTTTCACATAGGCAACGCCGTTAGTGACCGTGCGGCGCACGGTCATCTTCAGCATGCTCTTGAACGGGTGCGGCTGGTTGTCGACCTCGTAGGCGTAGAGGATCTCCAGCGTCTTCGCGAGCTTGTCCATCATGATGTTCTCGGACTTCACCCGCGCCGCATCCATCATGATGTCGATGCCGCTGCCGACCGCCTGCGCCATCATCGGCGACGGCGCGCCGGGCATCCCGCTGGCCGCTGCGCCGGCCGCGGCCTGACCGAGCTGGTCGCCGAGCCCTGGCGGGCCCTGCATGCTGCCGGGGATCGGCCCCGCGCCCATGGCCGGCATGGTGGCGCCGCCGAGCGCGGCGCCGACCGAACCTGAGATCTGGTTGATGCCGGGCGAGGGCGTCATCGAGGGCGGGGGCGGGGGAGCTCCGCCAGCCATCATCATGCCGACGTCGGGCGGCTGCCCGGTCGCGGTCGGCAGCATGCCGGAGATCGCGCCTTGCGCCATGTTGAGCATGCCGCCGGCTGCGCCTGGCGGCAGTCCCGCGCCCATCGGCGCGCCGCCCATGCCAGGCGGCAGGCCGCCGGCGCCAGCCTGCTGCATCATCATGGCGCCGCTCTGCATCAGCTGCGTGAGCGTGGTCTGGCTCTCGTCCCAAGATGTGGCGTTGAGGCGTTCACGCCGTTTCGCGACCGCCTTCGGGTTCTTCGCATACAAGAACGCGGTCTTCTGCGCGACTAATCTAAGAGTGAGGTTGGCCACATAGCGGCGGTCCTTGTAGTCCTTCGACCACTGCTTGCCGAAGGCGAACTCCTGGTCTTCGCGCATCCGGGTGAACGCCGGCGCCCAGAACTTCTTGGCGCGCTTGACCCTGCTGGTCCAGCTGTTGACCAGGCGCTTGCGCCGATCGACCGGATCCGGGTTGTCGCGCGGTATCGAGTTAGGTTTGCCGGTCGCCGAGTTAATGTCCGCCGCGCCAGGTCCGCCGCCTGATGCGTCCGGGCTTTCGCCGGTGTTGCTGTCACCGTAAGTGAAGGTGTCTACCATCCCTGCAAACTCCTCGCCCGGCGATCGTTACCCTCGCGTAGTCGGGAGCGATGGATCATCTCACGGAAGGTACCAGCCACCATATCAGGTTCGGGCGGCTTGTTGCGCTTGCGGCCGTGCATCTTGGCAATGCCGAGCCCGATCAGCGCCAGCGCGTCGACGAAGTCGTCCTTGGCGCCGTGCGGGAACTTGAGGATCTGATCCTGCGCTTCCGCCCACCAGCGCGTGAAGGTCGGGAAGTGCACCATCTTCATGTTCGATCGGGCCTGGATCGCCTGCGCGCGCTGCTGCTTGTCGGACGCAGGATTGATCGGATCGATGGCGCAGAACACCTGTTTCTCGGCCATGCGCTTGCGCAGGAAGGGGCCGAGCGACTTGGTGATGGCGCCGCCTTCCGCCCACCAGAACTGCGGCTTGTACTTCTTCATCAACACCAGCATGGCCTCGACCGTGGTGTGCGAATCGAACTTGCCCCAGACGATGTCGGGCATGACCCAGATGTGGTCGATTTCATCGACCGCGACGACCATCAGGCAGGTCTTGTCGGCGACCCGGTCGGTCGACACCGCATGGTCGGACGCGCCGTAGAACCGCAGCTTATGCCACGGCGGCATGTCGGTCATCTTATTGTAGCCGACCAGGTCGGTGGCTTGGAAGAACGCGCCTTGTTGCGGCGACGGCTTGCCTTGATAGAGCGCAGAAAAGCCGCGCGGGTCCGTCGCGCGGATCTCTTCCAGGTAGGTCTTGGTGAACCGCTCCGGCCACAGCGGCTCGCCCGGCTTGCGGCCGAGGATGTCATCGTCTTCGGCTAAAGCCGGCAGGTCAATCTTGCGCCAGGACTTGGCCTCTTCGACATTGTAGTAGGGATTCATCGGATCGATCAGGCGTCCGACGAGGTCGTCCTCGGTCCAGCGGGTCTGAACGATAACAATTGTCCCGGTGGAGTCCATGAGGCGTGTGCGGAGCACCTGGTTGTACCACTGCCAGAGCTTCTCCCGCACCAGCATCGAGTCCGCCTCAGTGCGGTCCTTGATCGGGTCGTCGAGTAGGATGCAGTGACCACCGCGACCAGTGATGGATGACCCTCGCCCCACCGAGAAGACCACACCATCGCGAGTAGTCTGGACACGGTTAACGGCGTTGGCGCCGACCTTGATTTCGACATCGGGGAATACCTGGCGGTACTCGGGGGTTTCCATGATGTCGCGCACGCGGCGACCCAGATCCCAGGAGTAGTGCTCGTTGTAGGTCGCGACGATGATGGAACGGTCCGGATGGCGGCCGATGTACCAGGCCGGGAACATCGCTGAGGCGAGCGTGGTCTTGCCGAAGCGCGGGCCAACATTGATCATCAGCCGGCGGTAGTCGCCGCGCTCGACTTCTTCGAGCGCGGCGCCG